AGCTTTTACTGGAAATGAAAACACATAAGTTTCATTTGGTTTCATAACATCGTCTTCTACTGGAATTCCAACTTCCTTTAAAAACAAAGAAATTGGATCTCCCTTTGAGCCACGAACTGTACGGATATAGTATGGAGAATGCCATGGGTGCATTCCTGAAGACACTCCAACTAGTTGAGAAACTGTACCAGAAGGCTTTACACATGTAATAGCTGCAGACTCGGGAATCCCAATCTTTGCTGCCTCTTCTAAATTAGTTGCTCTTGCATATTCACGAAGGCCTTCAAGTGTTTTTTCCAACTTATCAAGGCCTTGTTTACCTGAAAAGAACTTGTGCCCAAATTGTCCTGTTAGAGAAACTCCAAGCAAGCGCTCTTCTTCTGTGTTGTCTTTCCAAATCTTACGAAGATACTTAAAGTCTGTTAGCGTTGACTGCCAAGTTCCAAGAATTGTAGCAAGGCGTACTTTATTTGATACATCTTCAACCGTATCCTTTTCACGAAGTACGACTTCTGAAAGATTGCAAAACTGATAGGGTCTAAGAATAATTTCTGAACAAGGGTTCGTCCCATAATGAATTTCTGGATCTCTTCTTCCATACTTTGCTGCTTGTGCTTGTGCTGCTGCAACATTGTATATACCACGTTCACCTGATTTTGAGTCATATAGATTCTTCCATTCTGCAATAAATTGTTCCATCTCTGGCTTGCGAGAATAAGCTACAGAGTTATTTGAAAGTGAACGTTGAGTATTGTTTTCCCACCAATTACCAGATTTTGCTGCTGCCATTTCTATATCATTAATGTTTGAAAGAGAAATCATTGCAGATCTACGGACTCCTCCAACTACAACAACTTCTCCAATTTTACACATAATGTCGTGTGCCTCAATTGGCTTTAGCTGACGGCCTGCAGCATTCTTAAACTTTGCAATTGTGAAATCAAACAGATTAACTAATGGTTGTGGACCTGAAGACCTACCGCCCATAGTTTTAAGTCTTGCTCCTGCTGGTCTAACTTTTGAAACATCAATTGCTGGGATTTGGCCCGACCAAAGTAAAGCAAGAAGCTCTCTGTATGCTTTTGCCCAACCTTGTTTTGAATCTTCTACGATTATAACGGTAGTAGACTTTTCAAATGATTCTGGGACGGAAGGAAGCTTGTTAACATACTTGTATTCAACAGAAAACCCAACACCTGTTCCACACATCAAAATATACATTGTTTCATCAAATGATCTTGGGCTATCCACTGGAACAAATGAACAATTATATCCAGCTACATTATCTCTTTCTAAAGCTGCTCCAGATGTCATCACGGAGCGCATTGAGGGCATGACATTTCTTTTAAATACACCGTCTTTTAATTCCGCTACAAGCTTCTCATCTGGAATATAATTATAGTTTTCTTTTAGGTGGTTTAACATAAAATCAAAATAACGATCTACTGTTTCACCCCACGTTTCACGACGATTCTCTTCTGGAATCCATCTAGCGTAACGAGATAACGCAATAAAATTTTCGTACGGGTTTTCAATAGTATTAGACATTTATGTAACCTGTTTCTCCGCCTGGCGGTTTAATTTAATTTAAGTAGAGTCTTATTCTACCAAACTTTTTTAAGAAAGTGAAGGGTGATTAATAAAAATGAACAATTAACCTATTATTATTAGTTAACTAAAACACATATAATGATAAATACAAGTTGACATATTAGAGTTCTTAATGGTATTCTTATAGTTCGTTATCTCTATTGGAGGAAATGCCTATGGAGAATATAAAAGAAAAACTTAGCGATGTTTTACATCACTATGTTGCAATATCAGTAGCTGTATTGTTTTTATTTACTGGTCAACCAGAAATGATTCAAACAGCTTCTGCTCTGGTTGTAAAGCCAGATGTAAAAACCGAAGCACAACTTAACAAGGAAAAGCTGGAGAAATTCAGCAATACTGTGTGGAAACCATCAGAGTCTTTAACAGACAAAGAATTGGTTGAACTTCTCAAAGCTGTAGGCTTTGAGGGTAGCGCCCTTAAAATGGCGTGGGCTGTAGCTAAAAAGGAGTCTAATGGACGCCCAATGGCTTATAACGGCAACAGGAACACTGGAGACAGCTCCTACGGAATTTTTCAAATCAACATGCTAGGAAACTTGGGTGATGATAGAAAAGAAAAATTCAAACTGGATAGTAACTACTCGTTATTTGATCCAGCAATTAACGCAGAGATAACGTATTATATGACCAATGGCGGTCAAGATTGGTCGTCATGGAAAGGCTTAACACCTAGAACAAAAGAGTGGCTAAGCAAATTTCCATCTAAAAGTTAGAAAGGAGTTATCATTAAGATACAATTAGTATCTCAATATTTAACTCTTTCGAGAGAAGGTCTTGTTCCAGAAATGGCTTGCCCATTAGATCAAGGCCTTCTCTTTTCTAATATTGACAACGAAGATAAAATTTTTATTTATTGTATTTCTTGTGAATACAAAATGCATATAGGATTATCCCTCTATAGCAAAATGATGAAAGAAATAGAAAATGTCCATGGAAAGCAAATTTGATAAAGATCTAGTTTTAGACATGTCCTCAAGCATACCTTGTGCACATATACCAAGAGCATTCCTTGCTGAAAAGGCACTAACAACAATTCAATCATATTTAGAGCTTGCTAAAGTTAAAGGTTTAAATACAATTGATGAGGTCTTAGAAGACATGAAGGCAAAAAATGCCTGAAAGCAATTCTAGCAATTTAGAGGATAATTTGCCTATGGTAAATTATATAATGCTTCATAGAGTATATGACGTATTATGCCTAATTGCTAAGCAGCTAGGGGATGTTAAAGAAATAGAAAAAATGGTAGAATATCATAAAGAAGGATTTTTGCTGGGACCTGCCCCTGCATTTATTTCTGAGGAGAAAGATGAATAGAGAAGAAGTAATAGACCTCATGGTTGAGGTTTTTAGTGAAATCAATAAGAGCATGGCTCTAGCAAGCGGTATGGAAGAAACTGAAGTAAATAATTTCATGGAGCAAAGCACTCCATCTATCCATCACGCATTGAGTGCTGTTTACGACGTACTTGCTGAAAAAGAACTTGTAAAATAGTATTGCTTTCTAAAAAATCATGCAATACAATATAGTTGTGTAATATAAATTACACTATGCGGATATAACGCAACAAATACCCTAAAGGATCCGCCTCCTTTAGGGTTTTTTGTTTAAGGGGTAAAATGGACTCGTATTTAAGCAGATGGACAGAAGATTCTAATTTTGTAAAACTTCATAATGATTTTAATTTAATATGTAATATAAACAATGAAATGGATAACGCCTTGTATGGAAGAATTTATATTCTTAGACAACTTGCAAAGCAACAGTCTATCATAAACCCTTATCTTGATTTTGCTGAATGCGGTGTTTATGCTGGAATGACAATGTTTTTTACAGCAGAGTTTTGTGACAAAAAGTTTATTGGAATAGATTCTTGGGAAGGAGTCTCGGAGCCAGGAGAATTTGATACAGACTATTTTAAAACAATAAAGCTAAAATCTGAAATGGCTTGGGCAAAAAACAACTTGTCAAGATACGATAATGTGGTTTTAAAAAAGGGATGGATACCAGAAGTATTTTCTGACATAGATGAATCTACATACTCTTTTGTTCACATAGATGTTGATTTATACGAACCGACAAGAGACGCAGTTAAATACTTTTGGCCCAAAATTATTAAAGGCGGTGTATTAATATGCGATGACTATGGTTCGTTAAAAACAATTGGCTCCAGAAAAGCAATAGATGAAGCATTTGAAAAGCACAATATACTTGAGCTACCTACTGGCCAAGCTATTATATGGAAGAAATGATATAATTAAATTATGACTACATGGCTAAAAAAAGAATTTGAAGATAGCGGATATACAGTAGAATGCCCTATTGATGGGTTACTGGTTGTTAAAAACTTTATAACGGAAGAAGACATAGCAGAGTACTATAACATAATAAATAGAACCACTGAAGAAGAATGGGACAAGTGGTACACAGACCAATTAAAAGTTTTTACTAAGTCAAAGTTTGGAAGAGAAGATGTTGAAAATCTAGTTAAAGAAGGATTGTATGAAATAACATCTAACTGGAACGATAAAAATTTATCTTTTATTGATTCAAAGATACACAGGAGCGTAGACCAAAGATTTAACGATGTTCTTGCAAAATCTGGTGAGAATCTTGTTCTTAGTGGATTTTATTTTATCCAAAGAATGTACAACGGGATACAGCTAGTTTCTCATCATGATCAAAATACTGATGAATCGATTCAGCATGCTGCAGTCATATACATAAATGACGACTACAATGGTGGAGAAATATTTTGGGCTAAAAAAGAATTTGAAATGAAACCAAAAGCTGGCGACATGTTACTTTTTGGTGGAGATGCTGAATGGGAACATGGCGTAAGGTTTGTAACAGAAGGACCAACACGATACGTTCTTCCAGGGTTTATAAAAATCCCAAACTTTTACAATAACTAACTAATATTAAGTTAAGCTAAAGCAAAGAAGAAGTAGGTCTTCGTTTCCAGAATGAGATATAGTCTCATTCTTTGGATCTGGAACTACAAAGTAACCGCTATTCTTTTCAAATGTATTTGCGGGGAAAATGCTGCTATTTAGATTACCATCTAGTACCATTGCAAAGTATGTGCTAGGTGCAGCGTCTTCTGAGCCATCAGATAAGCAAATATCATTTAAATACTCTGCCGCTTCTGATGATGAGATAAGAGTGGTGTAGTATTTTGTAATAAATACATTTGATTCTCTGTTATCTGCTTCTTTAATTTTTTGTCTGATATCCTGGAAGATTGCTCTTACTGGTACTCTTGCATGAGAGTAAAATGTCTTTGTTACGTTGCCGTCAACTACGACCTCTTTTTCTTCATCTAATGCTGCGCCTAGCCACTCTTTAATAGTAGCGTTTTCTTCTTCAGTAATAGTTAAAAATCGTGGTTCTTCAACAACACTACCAGAAACTTCTGGCTCGTCTCCAGCGTGAGTTACATCATCTAATATTCCCATTATTTTACTTCCTTCCATTTATTAAAAGATTCTATTTGTTCTTCTGTTCCAAAATTCAAAACAAGATACTCTTCTCGTTCTGATAATTCTAGATCTGTTTCCTCTTGCCATTTAATAGTTAAATTGCCATCTTTAATAGCAGAATTAACATCATCTTCTGGAAGATCTGCATTTTCTTTCTTAAACTCATCTATAAGGAAAACATCAAATTTTCTCCACATAAGAGTTATTGCATCATCTTCCAGTGTTTGAAAAAAACTCATTTAATATCTCCTTTAATTTGTTAAGAGTAAGTATATTATACCCTACTTGTTACATGAACACGAAGCTAAAAAGTGCGGCGAAAAGTGAGCCGCGAAATTAGAGACCATCATTTTCATCTTCTATGATTTGGTTCATAATAGCTATGTACGCCTCTAATTCATCCCCTGTAGGCCCTTTTAGATCATACTCTGGTACACCAGCATATATGATATAAAGGAGGGCGGAAAGGGGAACATCATAAGCTCTCATATATGTATTATACTCCATAATCATTAAACAAAGTAGGCCTATTGGGATTTGAACCCAAAGTCGCTTGTATATAAGACAAGTGCTTTAACCAGATTAAGCTATAGGCCCTTATATTAGCCTATTATCTGTATGAGTATACCAAGGATAAATGTAATGACAGCTACTATGGCTATTTGGCAAAGAAGTTTCACTGTTTTACCCCCGTTTTTTTATTTAAAATTTTTTTTGATCCAATGTAATTTTTTATATCCACCAAAAGGATGTGATGCTATAGGATTTGTTATTTTACCTTGAGCATCTTTGTCGTACTCATTTAGCGAAGATTCCCAGGAATCTCTTTTGAATGGAATTATCTGATACATTGGTGTTCCTATAGGTATTATCCCAGAAAAATCTTTTTTTAGCAATAGTGGTAAATTTGATCCTGGCATCGCTTGTAAGTACGTATCATGCTCTACTACTCCACTTAAAGTATAGAATGGCAAATCAACTCTGTTGATAGGATGAGTAATTAATGCAGAGTATCCTTTAGGTAATTCTGGATTCCATCCTGGATGCCACACAAATTCCATATCTGTATAGTCNTTTGGTATTGAAAAACTATTGTCGACTTTTCCTCTTATTTCACACATGCTACTTTTAGATATTAGTCGACCAGAATTTATTTCAATCTCTTCCCATGTTTCTTGTATATAGCCAAATCCAAAAGAGTCTGCAAATGGAGGACACATTTTAATTGTTTTGTCTGATTGCCTGCCGTCTCTAAATGCTGGTATATTTTTGTACCAATCTGGAGTATATGTTCTTGCAGGTTTTGGACATGGAATGTTTTTTTCTGCAAACTTGCTTACAGGGTTAAACTTTATAATATTATCCATCAAATAGGTCGCTATGCAGGATATCTTTGTTTATAAAATCCTTATAGTTGTCATATGGAACAACTCTTGGATCCACATACCAATCTTCATAAGCTTTACCGTTAAATATAACGTTTTCCGTTACTAATACATACCCAAGGTCTTTAAGCATCCTTTGAGATTCCCCCTGAATAAATTCTTTATGCCAACGGTCTTGATATCCATTGTGTTCAAAGGTAATTGTTGAAAATCTGTACTTTCTAAGTGGCATATTTTTTAGTGCCTCAAAAGTTGAGAATGCTGGATGCAGATCCATCTGTAAATAATCTATATGGATAGGGTAGTTGTTTTCTATGAAGTATCTTTCATAGTTAAACCATCTGGCATCTGTCTGTAGGGTTTTATTTTTTCTAGTTAGGTTGTAGTCATGTGCCCTACTAGGGTCATTTTCAAATGATAGGCCTTTCCAGCCATACCTAGTTTCTAGCAAATAAGTATTGCTGTTTCTTTCTGCCCATCCCCCACCTAATTCTACATAGGTACCGTTATGTTTTTCTTTCAGCACATTTAAAACAAATGACTCTTGACTAGCTTGACTAGTGCTTCCTTTTATCAGTTTTGGCATCTGTTCTTTACTTTCTTGTATGATTTATCTGGGGATATTAGATTTTAGGAAAGCCCCCCTACCCCCCAAATTTTAACTTTTTGGAAAGATAGAGAAGCGTTCCTGAAATACCCACAGATTACATCTGGTACATATTGAGTTTCAGGGTAAGCCCCCACAAAGCAAACTAAGTGTAGCATTTTGATTTTACCAAAGTCAATAGCTAATATAAAAGCTATACTGATCAAGGAGTATCCTATCATAACACCGCCATATATTCCAGTCGACTAGGATTTCAGATTTATAAAAATGTTAATATATTTTTTACATGTATGATACACACCCTGGACAAAACGGACATTTCGGATAGTGCGCCCATAATTCTTTTGGTCTTGAGCGTGAGTGTGAGCCTTATCACAAAGGTTTTTTTGCGACACGCCCGAGATTTGCGTAAATTTGTCAGACCCCCATGCTATGCTTAAGGTATAACAACAAGAAAGGAAGTTAAAAAATGACTTCACTAACACTAGAGCAAAAAATTGCTAAGGCTGCTCACCTTATTGCTGAAGGAAAGGTCGTATCTTTCCGAGGCGCTTCATTTGATACATACATGAAGGTTGAGCGCCTTGCTAATCGTATCAAGCAAGAGCAAGAGTTTCCTCAATGCCCTTGCGGAGAGTGTGAGTAAGGTCACACCGACACACCTCTCCAACCTCCCCAATTTGTCAGACCCCTATGCTACACTTACAACATAACAACAACGAAAGGTCAGAATAATGACACTAGATGAATACAAGCAAATGGTAGAGGCGCAACGCCTTGCCTCCCTAGCAATCGCCCTAGAGGCACTAACTAAGTCAGAGGCTATCGCTAAGGAGATGAATAAATAATGTCATACGCATACTCATACGAAACTAATAGCGTGTCTAAGTGGGATACTATCCAATCAGATGTCGCAGATGCATACTCATACCTAGATGAAGAAGAAGAAGCGCCAGCGCTTGACTTTGATGACTTTGATGATGAAGATGATGAAGAACTAGCAAAACTATACCAACTAACATGGGAGAACTAATAATGACTATCACTTACTCAATTTGGCAAGGCTCTAAACTAATCTCAATCGACAATGTAGCGCATGAGGCTAAGGCTATTGACAATGTAATACAATCGCTCAACGATAGCGAATTAGGCAAGGTTAAAAAGTTTACCGCTAATGTAATGGACATAAAGGTAACAGCATGAATAGACTACTTACTACACTAGTGCAGTTATCCCTTGCCCTCCCCGCCCTATACATGGCGAGGATCGTATGGCATGACTTTAAAGCAGAGATGCGAGAGATGTGGCACGAATCACACTAGCCTAACGGCGTGTCGGCTTGACAATGTCAAGCTGGCCCGCAAAAGAGCGGGGTTATCCACAGGGTTACGGGCATCTGTGGAAAACCCCAGAATTTATGTGAGATTTATCACATAGGCTGAGCGTCTCACATCTTGGAATTACTGGCTAGTAAGTAGAGAAATGTCAGACCCCCATGCTACAATTCCACTATAACGAAAAAGAAAGGTGGTCTCAAATGACTACACTAACAAATACACATACACATACTCCACACATGGAGAGCGTATCTACTACCTATGGCATGGGCGTAGATGTCGAATACACTTTCTGCGAAACATGCGAGCAGAACATAGATAGAGTTTATTTCTATGATGACTATGACCGCTTACCATTTTACACCGATTGGAGTTTAACTAAATGAAAAGTAATTTTGAGGTAACGCAAGAAATAACCGACCTTGCTAAAAAACACTATGGCGAAATGGATTTAGCCTTTAAGTGGGGTTGTGCTCAAGCACTTCTTTCTACTAAACAATTAGAGATTATTCTAGGAATACTAAAAGATAAGGAAAATAACTAAATGCCAATTTTTAATTTTGAGTTATTTGTAGATGTAGAAGCAGATGATTTTGAGTCTGCTTACTCATGGCTAAAGGCTATGCCACTAGAAAGACAATTAGACTTTCATGTAATTGATTACCGACAGATGGAGGAATAAATAAATGACAACAGATTTCGAAATCGCTTTTGCGATTAAACAATTATTTGATGAAATGCTTGATGATTGTTATCCCGTGTATGAAATGGGTAACGCTGTTTTTTATCCGTCCCAAATTCTAAAAGATTGCGACCCTATTGCATACAATGAGGCACTTTTAGATTTCGAGGATAATTACTTAAAAGATAATGCAGACGATTTGGAAAGGCTAATGAATGAATGACTTTTTTGGATTTGAGAAAGCGATTGAAATCGATCATCTTACAGATGAGCAAATCTTAAAGCTTGAAGAAATTTTTAAGGATTTCGAATAAGCAACGGCGTGTCGACTTGACAAAAGTTGATGCGCCCGCAAAAGAGCGGGGTTATCCACAGGGTTACGGGGGTTATCCACAACCCCTGGAATTTCCGACACGCCCGAGATTTTGTGATTTTTATCACATGACTTGAGCGTCTCATTATTTGGAATTACTGGCTAGTAATTACCTTTTGTCAGTGCTATCCGCTATAATTGCTACTATCAACAAACGAAAGGCGGACTCAAATGTCAGCAAATGTCTATACAATCGAAAACCTACTTGTAGGAAAAACCTATCACTCAAAATCATTAAAGGGTGAAATCATCTCAGCGGAAAAAGATAATTCCGTATGGTATGCGGATTGCGAAACTTATAAGGTTCAGGTTAGACCTCATTACTCAGCACCGCTAAATCTAAAAGATACTTATCGCTATTTAGCCGTAAAAACTTCCGATTAAATAAAATCGAAACAGGGGCAGTTTAGAGGGAGTCCTCGCCCAATGTCGTAAGTAAGAACCCTCACAAAATTTGTCAGTGCTACCTGATACAATAACTAAATAAACACACGAAAGGAAAACTAATGTTAGATACAAAATACATTGATGAAAACGAATTTTATTTCATCAAAGACGAACAGAGATTTTGTTGTGATGAGTCACAATTTAAGTATGTCTGCAAGGCTCATGGCGAGGCTATGGGTTGCTACTATTGCGAATTCGATTACTCAAAAGATTGCGAGTGTGAAGGATAATGATTAACTCAGTATTAGCAATAGATTGCCAAGATTGCCACGGACACGGAGTAATTTTTTTTGGTGATGATAATGATTTCGATTGCGAACCTTGCGATTGCGTAGATGACGGCTCACTATTTTGGAACGGAGAAAATGACTAATGTATAAATTAACTTGCGCCTATGACGGCAATGCACCACACTGGACGGCTGAATACGAAAAGGAATTCGGTGCTTGGGAAAGTTTCTTTCGCTTTACTGATTGGGGTATGGCTAACGAATTCTCAACAGTAAACATAATGACGCCAACTGGCAAAATGTACACCAAAGTATTTTACAGAAATGGAATGGTATCAGTTAAATGATGACACGAAAAGATTATGTCGCGGTTGCAGAAATTCTAAAGTATGCAAGCGATAAAGCGCACCCAGCACTATTTTCTAAAATGGTAAATGATTTCGCTGAAATGTTTGCGAAAGATAATGACCGATTTGATGTAAATAGATTTCATGAAGCGAGTGGGTATCATGTCCCAAAACTCACTACGAGATAAAGTAAAACGAATTCAGGAATTGCGCCGCAGTAATGCGGCGCAACCTGTTCGTAATAAGAAAAAATATTTTCGAAAGATCAAACATAAAAATAAATATGCAGAGTGATGCATAGCTATGCAGGCCCGCAATACTGCGGGGTTATCCACAGGGTTACGGGGGTTATCCACAACCCCTGGAATTTTGTGAGATTAATCACAAAATAAATTAGATAAAGCTTGGGCGTGTTGCACAATTTGTCAGTGGCCTAGTGTATAATACTCTTATACCAACAACGAAAGGCAAAAAATGATAGTAGAACACAATCTAAAGTTTGTAACAGAGTTTGCAGACAATCATCCAGTAACTCAACAGGTCATGGCACTTGATGAAAATACTCGTATCTTTATGCTAGAGTCTATGCTAAAAGATTTAGTAGCACCACGCCTACAACCAATTCTTGATGAAATAAATGCTAATGGCTCTTACGCAATACTAAAGGTGGCAGAATAATGGGATACAATACAGCATTAGATTTATCTGAGGAATTAGATTTAGAAGTAGCATTAGGCTATCACTTACAGGGTAATCATTACCCACCCGTCCCACTTTCTATGGTGCCAGTATGTATCGAGGCAATTGACTTTGCTCATGATGACATGTGGGATGAAACTATTGAAATGCCTGATGGTATTACTTACAAGGGGCAGACATGTGCGCCAGTGTGGGCGATCATCGAGGCTCACCACTTACACGCTTGGCTACCTGAGTGACTAAGGTCACACAATAACTTTCTCAAATAATGAGATAGGGCTAGACTAATGTCAGACCCCAATGCTATAATTACCAACCTAACAAAGAAAAGAGGCAATAAATGACAATCAACGACAAGTTGTATCAGGTAGGCGATTTATTCACTACCCTTAAGTCAAAGAAAACAGGTGTGATTAAAGAAATCCACCCACAAACATCTGGCTCGGTGCGTGTGCTACTAGAAATGCCCAACAAGGAAACTCGTTGGACTTCAGTATCCGCTCAAACACTACTAGGCGTTTAATTTAATGGGAGGGGGGTCGCAGAAATGTCAGACCCCCCTGCTATAATTACTTAATCAAACCAACCAACAACGAAAGAAGGAAACAAATGGCTAGAGGAAAAGCAATCAGCGTTAAAATCGCAACACCAAAGGTAATCAAGGCACTAGAAACTGCACTAGCAAAACTAGAGTCAGATTATTCATCACAAGAAGCAAACGAAGCAAAGTATGAGAAGGCAAGACAAAAGTGGCAGAAGGAACTTAGTGACTATGCCGTTGCCAACATCAAGAAGGCAGAAAACTTCCGTACATCTTATCGCTCATGGAACAATACACTAAACATTGACTATGACTTAACAGTTGCAGAAAAGGACTTGCCTAAAGAGCCTCAGCGTGACTTTGTTGTTATGCACCAGCATACATACAATGACCAAAAAGAGGAAATGCTTAACGCAATTCGTATTCTCAAGATGACAGATGAGGAAACAGTTTCCACATCAACTTATCAAGCGGTTGCTCGTTATCTGTAAATAATCCAACGACCTGAGTATGTCGCCAAACTGCTCTCCCTTTAGGGACAACTACTAACAAAGGCAACAAAATGAAAAATCGTTTCAGAGTAGAAATCTATGATGCAAACAAAGCAAATGATTTAACAATTTATTCAGAGCAAGGCGTAGACAAGGAATACTTAACTGAGTTAGCATTCTCTAATAGAGGAAATTTCTTAGGGGATGTTCGTGCTTATGTCTATGATACATTGAAGAAGACTAAGACTACTGCTCTTTATCTCCCGTCCGAAGTTATCAACTTCAATCGCAAAAATCAATTGACTAGGGAAGAGTTAGGTCTGTAAAGATCTAACACCAGTTGCATATGCAGCTGGCCCGCAAAGCTAAGGGGTTATCCACAGGCTTACGACCACTTGTGGATAACCCTGGAATTTTGTGAGATTAATCACATGGATCAATTCGGACATATTGTAACTAATCATAGACAATGTCAGTGGGGTCTGTTATACTTACAACTAATCAAACAAACGAAAGGTAAAAAATGGCTCATAATCTAGAAATGGAAAATGGCGAAGTTGCATTCGCACTTCGTGGCGCACCTGCATGGCACAACCTTGCAAATCGCATCTTTACACAAGATGAAGATGTTACAACTCAAATGATGTTAGATGAGGCAAAACTTTCCAACTGGAATGTTCGCTTGTCTCCACTAACTGACCATATCTCAGATACATGGAATGATGTATCTAATGCTCAATTAGTTATTCGTGACAACCCATTCAACAATGGAACTGATGTTCTTGCAACTGTTGGAAAGCGTTACAAGCCTGTACAGAATGAGGAACTATTCGCATTCGCTGATGCAATTCATGATGCTAATGCTGATTGCCGTTGGGAATCTGCTGGCTCACTTCGTAGCGGTAAGGTTGTATTCGGTACAGTGGATATTCCTCGCACAATGGTGCTTGACCCACAAGGCGCAAATGATGCAACTAAGTTGTATCTAATTGTTTGGACATCTCATGACGGGTCAGTTGCTGTTCAGGCTGCTGTTACTCCTGTTCGTGTTGTATGCCAAAACACTCTTAACCTTGCAATGAAGAATGCCAAGCAATCTTTCAAGATTCGCCACACGCAATCTGTTGAAGGTCGCATCCAAGTTGCTCGTGAAACTCTTGGGCTTGCTCTTGGCTACTTTGATGAATTCGAGAAAGAGGCTCAGGCTCTTTATTCTCAATCAATCACTGATGCTGAATTCTCAAAGTTGATTCAGACAATTTATCCTAAGCCAGATAAGGATGCTGCTAAAGTTGCATTGACTAAGTGGGAAAACAAAGTCGTGCTCCTTGATGAGTTGTACCATAACTCACCAACCAATGCTAATATCAAGGGAACAAAGTGGGGCGCATTCAACGCACTTACTGAACGCCTTGATTACTATCGTTCAGGTCGTGGCAATTCTGAAACACTTATGGCGGGTGCATCAGGCTTTGACCCAATTCTCACCGCAGAAAAAAATAAAATTAAAAAATTAATTTCTGCGTTCTAAATAAATAAATTCCTGAGCATGAATAAAAACTGCTCACAATTTTTTCCAGGTCCATTAGCTCAGTTGGTTAGAGCGCTACCCTGTCACGGTAGAGGTCGACGGTTCAAGTCCGTTATGGATCGCCAAGCGCCCTCAAAGCTAAGGGGGCAAAAAGTGTGTTACGACTCACATAAAAATCCCCTGGAAATCCTTGATAATGTCAGTCGGATCCTGTATAATTCTACTCATGACCAACGAACTAGTATCAAGTAAATATACCTTTGTCTGCGACCCAGACGAATGCGATTCATTAATAGAACTAACATCATCTGATGGATTTGGCTTTCCTTCAGGTGTGACAACGCTCACATGCCCATGCGGACGCAAGACCACATTATTGTCAGTGGAGCATGCTACAATTACACCAACAACAACGAAAGAGGATAAAATGGAAACAACAACAGACAATCACTACTTGACACGGGAATTTCTTGAGTCACAGTTAGTTGAAAATAAAGCCCGCATTGTGCAATTAGAAGAGCACATCCAGCGTGTGACACAACGAGATTACAACACTGCAGGTGTTCTAAATCAGTTGCGTGACAACATGAAGGTATTTACATTAGAAGGTCTTGATGACGACTCATTGACTGAGTTTCAAGCAGAAGAGATTGCAAGCATTTGTGGATTTGAACTAACAAATGAATTTGAGTTAACCGTAACTGTACAATATTCAGTTACAGTTAATGCTCGTGACGAGGAGTCTGCTATCAATGCAATTCATGAAACAGACTTTGACACAGTATCTTATGATGAGCCTATTACATACATGTCATCATCTATCGATTCAGTAGAGGTGGACTAATGTACTTTGAACTCACCGCTCCTGATAGGCTCTCCATGGAGAGGGCCTATTGGGATGCACAAATCACAGGGCTCGACCCACAAGCAATGTCTCCATTGACATTCAACATTGGAACTGGTAGTATTGAGAAAGTAAGTAGACTTAGAGATAAGTATAACTTAACTGAATCTTATGTATCAGACTACGAAACCACAGGTTATTAAGGAGAGATTATGTCAGAGTATAAGGATGGATGGGATGACGGGTATAAGTTTGCCCGTGAAGAAATAATGGAGAAGTTATCAGAAATTGATATCAACGATATTGATTCTTGGATTCTTGACCGTCTTTCTGAAATGATTGAAGGCGGTTCTCTATGAGAGACAGAGAGTTCATTCCATGTGATGCATGTGGATCAGCAGATGCAATGTATCTAGTTAAACTAGTAGATGGTGAGTTAGCTTTTTGCGGTCACCACTACAATAAAAATAAGGCAGGCCTAGACAAGGTAGCCTATGAAGTGATAGAATTAGACAAGATAGAACCAGCAATACCTACTTTAGAAACGGCGGAATAAAATGGGAGACAGAGCAAACTTTGGGTTTAAAGACCAAAAGGGTGATACAGTATTTTTATACGGGCACTGGGCAGGATACGACATGCTAGCAAAACTAGCAAATGCTGTGCAGGCTGCAGAAACAAGATGGCAGGACCCATCATATGCAACACGCATTGCCATCTCACATCTAATTGGAGAAGACTGGAACCAAACATTATCGTGGGGTATCTATGTCAACCAATTGGGGGACAATGAGCACAAGGTGCCTGTAATTAATTGGGCTACCCAAACGTTTACATTATACGAGGAAGACTTAGAGACGGTTGTATTTAGTTCATCCTTGGCATCATTTGTAGACAAATACAGTCGACTAGTTATGGTATAATTAGACTAGGACTAAGGTCCTGGTTTTAATAGGAAATATAATGGTGCGTCTATCAGTCTTAGGGCCAGGCGCTAAGTAAAGCGGGTTTATTTCTTTCGTTGGAAATCCAGGCAGCCATTATTCAATACCCCCAGGTAAGATCTGGGGGTTTTTCTTTGCCCTCAAAGACATGAGGGTAGCATATTGTCTTTACGACTGTCAATTATATTCGCTGGAATTTTCTGTGATGTTGACCACAAAGCTGAATCATGTGGCATGTATCACATGCCAATTCTATTCCATTTGTCAGTGGTCCAATGTATAATTATCACATATCAACGAAAGGATATAAAATGCCAAATTGGGTATATAACGGTTTAACTATTGAGGGTAATCCTGAGCAAGTTAAATCTTTAATTAAACAAATGAATAAGCCATATGTAAGCAAAGTTCAATCTCGTGGTGATTTAGCATTTGAGATTAAGCATATCAAGCATGTTAACCCTATCTTTAGTTTTCATAATATCTATAACTATATAGATGATAATGTTACTGACGAGGTTTATCTTTCCCAGCCCGACTTTGGTACGGTTGGCGACAAGAATTGGTACAAGTTTGAAACTAATGACTGGTACAACTGGAATATCCGCAACTGGGGAACTAAGTGGGATGTTGCCGTAACAGAAGAAGAAACTAGTCCTACTACATATATGGAAGAGGCCGAGAATGGCGAGAACTATGTAGTCTATTACAACTTTGAGACGGCATGGTCAAGACCTCTTCCTGCTATATCTAAACTATCTGCACAATACCCTAATCTACTATTTACTTTAGTATATGAAGAAGAAACAGGCTGGGGTGGAGAAATGGAATTCCTCCGTGGAGAAGTTATTTCAGAATCATCATATGATACAAAATGTAACAACTGTGATGCAACAGATACATTTGAGTATTGCGACAATGATTGTGGCGAGATATGTTCATCTTGTTTCTTTAGCCATGATGCTGACCTTGATGCTATGGCAATTTGTCAGACCCACATGGTATTATTACCTTCTATGGAAAAGGCGGATGCATAATGGAAGCATTTACAGATACAGTTGGAGAACATATCCTTGGAGCAATTCAAGTAGATATTGAGCAACATCTATTTGAGCAATGGAACAATTCTAACTTAGAAGAAGGGGAGGCATATGCTGAATACAAGTTCATGCAATTTGCTCCTGATAACTTAAAACAATCATACAATGAATACTATGGTTATATTGAAGGAGATGAGTT